CGAGGAGCACGGCTACGGCGAGGAGGACCGGCACGGGTTAGGCCTGGCCTTGCTGGTAGACGGACTCGGTGATGTTGATTCCGTCGACGGTTGGGGGTGCGGGCGGGTACGGGGTGATCTCCGACACCTGCTCGACTGGCGCCCCCACGGCGGGGGCGGCCACGGTCTCAGCGGTGGCGGTGGTCGGTGCCGGCGCAGCCGCCGTCGTCCCTGATGTCGGCTGCGCCGGCCCGGCACCGGTCGTCACGGCTGGGGAAGCGGCGGTGACGGTGGCGGGTCTGCGGGCGTGGTCGGCGACCGGGTCGTTCGTCGGCGCGTTGTAGTCGGCGGGGTCCGGGAGGCCGAGCACGTCCATGGGCCCTGAGCGTGCGGGGCCGGTGGTGCTAGGTCGCCGCTACTGGCCGGTCCCCTCGTTCCAACTGCCAGTCGTGGTGTAGTTGAGCAGCGGCATCAGAACCCTCTCCTATCGACGCCAGCGACGGCGCCAGACCCATCCCCATATTCGGCGGGATTCACGGTGCCTCCCTATCATTTTCGGGCCGCAGGTGAACCCGTATCTCAGGAGTCAGCAGGACACTTGGAGGGCAAGCCAGGAGCGTTCTTGATGGCAGCTGCGAGGGCAAGGTACAGGCTGCGGTAATCGGCTCGCTCACGGCGTGTCCCTGCTAGGTGCAGGCAGGTTCGGGTAGGTCAGCGGTCCCGCCAAAAGCACCTGGCAGCGGGTGCAGACGATCGTCTGATTCAGCGGGTTCCGCATCAGACGATGGCCGAAATGTCGGCAGCACCACTCCTTCACGCGGCCACACCATCCTGACCTCATCTGTCACTCCCTTCGGGGCTGCCAGTGGGTGCAGTAGTTCTCACGCCACGTCCTCCGTCGTTATAGGTGCCCTCCAGCGGGACACCAGAGAGCCAGCAAGGCCGCAGGTTTCGAGCCTGCTCGCGGCGTCGATGCCGTAGGCGATCAGACAGGCGATCAGACAGATGGGAGCACCACTGTTGGCCTTCGCCCTGGTCCCGTCTGCGTGGTGGAAGTGGAGCCGACCGTGGAGGAACAGCACGGCGTCGGCCATCTCCCAGACAGTCTGGACGAACCCACGCGTCTCAGTCCTGGCAGGGACGAGGGCTATCCCGTTGCCATGAGAAGCCATGCGGACTAGCCACTTCTCGGCGTCGGGACCGAACGGCGGGTTGCACCAGACGAACCCCTTCCACTCCTGGGCCAGCCCATCGTCATCGATGGTGAAGTGCTGGGCCGCTGTCGCCCACGGCTGGCCGACCGCAGCACAAGGATCGAGGTCGAAAGGGCCTACAGCAGCGATGATGTCGGGCGGCGTGATGTGGGAGCGAGGGCACGCATACTCGGCGGGATCTACGTGGCCGGTCACACACCCAGTATGACCGGCCAGAGGGACAACGACCGCTACTCGCCGAACCCCTGCTCCGTACCCCACACCGCCACGATCGTCCCCCGGCACCGGTCACCCCCGGCACAGTTCCGGTAGCCGCCCGCCGGATAATCCACCTTCGCGTCCGCCAGAGTCGCGTACACGGTCCCGTCGATCCGTTCGCACGGCTGACAGGTATTCCGGTCGAGCAGCTCCGACGCGTAGTAGCCCTTCGCCGGCGGCAGCACCGACATGGCCCCCTGACGGCCCAGACCGTCCGCCTGCTGCACCGCCGGACGGGCCATCGTCGTCAACAACGGCTGCGGCGACAACCCCCGCAGATCGTCGACCACGTCCGGCAGCAGCCGGGCCGCGGGCACCCCGGGCAGCTGGTAGGCGGCCGCCGCCGCCGCGTCGAGCACGTCAGTGTGCGGCGACAACGCCAGCCGGCGGGCAGCCAGATCGATCCGGTACTCGTCCAGGCCGGGCAGCTTCGGTGCTACCGACGCAGTGTCCACGCCCATCCGGGCGGCCTCGGCGACGACCCGAGCGGCGCCGGCCTGTGCGGCCTGGGCGAGAAGCTGCCGGTAACGGATCTCGGCCTGCTCCACCAGGGCGGTGGCCCCGGCGACGGCGGCGATCCCGAGCGTGGCGTGCAACTGCAGCAGGCGGGCGGCGACCGCCACATCCACCGGGTCCGGGCCCGGGTTGCGGGCGACGGCGGCCAGGTCGGCGGCGAGCAGGTCGATAAACTTGGCCCGATCGGCCTCGAGGAGCCGGGCGAGTTCGCCGGCGAGGCGGTCGACGTCGGCTTCGAGGCCGGCGAAGTCGGTGTGCACCTCGTGGGAGTACAGCGGACGGGTGACACCGTCTGGGACCATGCCCGATGCTAGATCGGCCTCCATCAGTTCGGTCTCTGCTGCCAACCAGGCGACAGCCTCCCGGCCGTTCACACCCGCTCTCGCTCGTTGAGCAGCGCAGCCATACCGATCCACGAATCGGCCAGCTTCTCGTAGCGTTCCATCCGGCCCGGGTCCGGTTCGCTCTCGGCCATCCGCAGCAGCCGGGCGGCATGATCGAGCGCCTGGTCGACGTTCACAGCACCATTCCCGCCGGCGGATGGGCCACCTCGGCCACCTGGCGGCGCAACCCGACCAGCCGGGCGACGAACACCGCCTGCACCGCCATCGTCGGATCATAGATCCCGAACCGCCACCGGCACGTCCGCTGCACGAACCGCTCCCAGTCCGTCAACGCCCACCGGCCGGCCAGCGCATCCAGCCGGGCAGACACCCGCTCAGCCTCCTCCCGGAACACCGCCAGCACCTCCGGGCGCATCAACGATAGGTCCCGGCAGTCCCGGCTGCAGAACCGTTGCCCCGGCTCGACAGTCACGTAGTCGCCGCCGCAATGGCCGCACACCGTCCGGTACGGGGCGACCGTCACCGCTACCGGCCTCTCCGCCGCAACCCGACCCGCTGCCGGAGCATCGCCAGGCGGGTGCGGCGCATGTCGAGCGTCTCGCCCGACATCGACGACTTCCCCGCCGCCACCGGGATCGTGTCCTGCACCGTCTCCACCTCCGCAGGCGCCGCTTCCTGCTCGGCCGGGGAGACAGGCGGCATGCCGAACGTGTGCCGGACGAACCCCTCGAGCGACGGGTCCGCCGTGATCGCCCCCGCCGTCAACAGCGTGCCGATCGCCTCCGCCGTCAACGGCGCCTGCGGAGTGATCTCATCGGCGATGATCTCGGGGTAGGCCTCGTCCTCACCGAAGTTCAACTCGACCAAGCTGCGGGCCAGCTGCTCGGTGAACGTCTCCTCCAGGTGGGCGATGACCGCGTTGATGGCGAGGGTGAAGAAGTCGACGAACGTCTCCCCTAGCGACCGGGCCCCGTTGTCGTGGCCGAGGTCGAGGAACATGGCGAGCACGCTGCGAGCGATCTCCTGGCCGTGGTAGGCCAGCTGCGGCATCGGGTCGACCGTCTGGCCGGTGACGCCGAGCAGTTGAGGGTTGGCGCCCTGCGGGAACAGCGCCCCGGCCATGTCACCGGCCCGGAACGCGTTCAACGCCCGCAGAGTCTGGTTGCGGTCGTGGTCGGGGCCGTACTCGGCGACGGGGACGCCCATCCCGTTCCGTTCGACGATCATCAGCCCGAGCCGTTCGAGCTGGTCTTTCATGAACCAGTGCTTGTAGGCGGCGCGCAGGATCGACTGGCCGGCCCAGTCGGATCCTTCCTGGTCGTTGATGACCGGTAGCAGCAGCGCCCTCGGGATGGTGACGGTCTTGTACTGGCCGTTCTGGATGCTGGCGGACTGTTGGATGGAGATCAGGTCGCCGGTGTCGTCCAGGTCGAACCCGGTGATCGTCCGGGGCAGGATCGGCGCGAGGCGGGACAGGTGGGCGACTTGCATGCCGGCCGGGAGGGTGTCGTTCGGGCCGGGCTGGCCGAGCTGGTAGACGGGCTCGAAGAACATGTGCCCGAAGGGGAGCATGAGCAGGGCGTGGCGGAGCACGTCGTCCCAGGAGACGCCTTGGCCTCGCCGTCGGCGGCGGGTGTCGCCTTGTTCGACCAGGCCGAGCTCGTTGCGGACGAAGGTGGCCACTTCGGGGCGGACGTCGGGGGAGTCGACGACATGCCAGCCGGTTTTCCGGATCGGCAGGCTGGCGGCGCGTAGCACGGAGGCGCATTTCCCGTCTTTGCGCATCCGGTCGTAGACGTAGGTGCTGTTCGGCCAGCGCAGGTCGGGGTTGTCTTCGGACAGCTGCTGGAGTTGGCCTGACGCCGACCAGGTGCCGCCCATCGCCTGCTGGGTGGTGAGCGGTGCGGGCAGGTTGACCATGACGGCTTCTAGCGGTACCGGTGCGGGCGTCGCCGGTCGCCGCTATGGTGGCCGGTATGGCGAAGGTGGGGATCGGTCCGGCCGCGTGGCCGGCGTGGGGTCGGGTGGCGTTGAGCGCCGCCGTTTTGGTGGCGGGCGGGCTGCTGGCGGCGGACGGGATGGGGGCGTTTACCCACCTACGGCCTGCAGCGCCCGCGACGGCAGCGGCGCCGGCGGCGACGGGGGTCGGGGTCCGGTTGGCCGTGACAGTCACCGGCCCGGCCCAGGCCGCGAACATCGACATCGTCGAGGGCGGCGCGGTTGTCTACCGCTCCGGTGATGTGCCGCTCCCGTTCACCTGGACCGGTACCCGGACCGACCCGAACAGCGGGCTGGTGGTGACGGCGGCCGGGTTCGACGCCCCGTCGGTGGCCTGCCAGGTGACTGTCGCCGGCCGGGTCGTGTCGGACGACCGGGTCACCGGCGGGTCCGCCCACTGCGGCGGCTAGAACGACCGGCCGCGGATCCCTGCGGTCACCGGCCTCGGCAACGACGACGACCGCTGGTCGCCGGCCGTGTTCTTGCGTCCCAGCAGCCCGAACAGCAGGTAGCGCAGAGCGTCGTAGGCGTGGTCCTCGGCGGCGGTGTTGACGTCCTCGGGGTTCGTTTTCGATCGGGGCAGCCCGCCGAGCTGCTTGATCAGCTTCGGGCAGGTGTCGTACACGAGCAGGCGGGGCATGCCGTCCGGCTGGACGCGTAGCGCCTGGTGGACGAGGCGGACACCGCCGATCCGGTCGTTGTGCGCCTTCACGACGGCGACGCCGGCTTTGGCATAGTCGGAGGCGATGCTCTTGGCGGGGACGCCGGGGTGGCGTTTCACGTTGGCGTACTGGGTCCAGCAGGCCGGGTCGAGGTGGGCGACGAGCGGGAGGCGTTTCTCATCGGGATGTTCGGAGGCGAGGATCAGTTCCGCTTGTTCGACGGGGGTGAGCCCGGTCCGGTACAGCTCGCGGTAGACGACGACCAGGTCGTCGGCGAGTTTGGCGCCCCACAGGCAGCAGAACGGGTTGGTCATGCCGTAGTCGACGCCGCGGGCCCGGATGACGCCGGCGCCGAGCGGGATGGGTGCCTGTTCGGGGGTGACCACGTGGATGTGGCGCCGCCATGTTTCGGAGAACATGAGCCCGCCGCCAGCATCCCAGTCGCCGTCGGCGAGCTGGCGGCGCAGGACCGGGTCTTCGATGGCTTGGAGGCGGGCCCAGTAGCCGTCGTCGATGTGGCTGGAACGTTCGCCGGGCACGAACCTGACCCACCGGCCGGTGCCGGCTTTCGTGACGGGGTCGACGGTCTGGTAGGTGTGGGCGCCGGCTCCGGTCCGGTCGATGAACCGTTCTTTGAGGTCGGCGTGGCCGATGTCGCCGGGGTTGAAGCTGGAGCGGATCCCGATGACGGGGACGCCTGGGGCGCCGGACCGGATGCGGGTTTCGAGGTATTCGACCACTTGGGGTGCGACTTGTTGGCGTTCGTCGACGAGGACGAGCTGGTATTCGCCGCCTTGGCGTCGGGTGGCGTCTTGGAGGGTTTCGGCGTACCGGAAGCGGATGACGCTGCCGTTGCGGAAGCGGAGTTCGGGTCGGCCGCCGCCGATGAGCCGAGCGCCGAAGTGCTCTTCGAGGGGTTGTTGGAGGAGCATGACTTTGGAGAGGAGGGATTCTTCGAGTTCGTCGTAGGTGCGACGGAAGGCGCCGACGCGCATGCCGGGGTAGGTGGCGGCTTTGGTGATGCCTTCCATGACGAGTGCCATGGATTTGCCGGCGCCGGCGAGGCCGCCGTAGCCGACGTCGAATT